CGATCCTGCGCGCCGGCGAGCTTGTCCAGCGACGTGCCGAGCGCGTCGGTCGAGCGCTTGACGTCGTCGACGCCTTCGGTGCGATACCGAAAGACGTGCTCTTCGACGGTCTGTTCAGTTGCAGCCATAGCAACCCTCGGGCGTTGCCCCCGCTCGTCGCGTCGAATGCGCGCCGGTCACAGGAGGAAGCAGCATTGAAGTGGGTCAGACGCATCGCTCTGGGGCTGTTCGCCACCTTCGCGCTGCTCATCGTGATCGGATTGATCGCAGGCCCCAAGAACAGCAGGCCGATGCTGCCTGCCGCCGTCTCAGAGCATTCGAAGCCGGTGGCGGAGCCTCAGGTGACTCACTGGATGCAGGCTCGACAGAAGGTGTCGCTACAGAAGCTGACGTGGACGGTGGGAGGCTTCGGCCAAGTGGCGAAACTGAGCTTCTCGATCTCGAACCAGAGCACGTTCGACATCAAGGATCCGGTCGTGTCGTGCTTCTACTTCGGCGAGAGCGGGACGAAGATCGGAGCCACCAAGAGCCCGATCTACCAGCAAGTCGCGGCAGGCAGCACCAAGAAGATCAGCGATTTCAACGCCGGCTTCATCGACCCGCAATCGCGGAACGCGCAATGTTGGGTCGATGATTTCAAGCTGTAGCCGTCCCTATCTCGGCACTGAGGTCGGCTTGGCGGTATCGTTCGCCGACTTCTTCCCGTAGACCGCCTTGGCCCGGGCCTTCAGGATGCTCATCACGTTCCGGACGCCGGCGATGTCGTCCGCGGCCGCCACGGTGTCCGGCTCCTTGTCGTCGCCCTTGTCCTTGGCGTTCAGGATCGGCAGCACCGCCATATCGATCCGCCGGATGAGCGAGACCTCCCAGGGGGTGGGCTCAGCGCCGGAGAGCCTCGACCAGGCCGCCAGCTCGCTGAAGCTGATGGGCAGGAGCCCGAAGCCGTTGTTGCTCCGGGTCGCCGCCACAGCGCAGAACCAGTTCCAGACGTGCTCCAGACCGATGGGAAGCGGAAGGTCGGCCCTCCGCTTCTGCGCCATGCTCTCCGCGTAGGCGATCAGCTCGCTGACGGCGTCTTCAAAAAATTGGCGCGGTCCTCCACGAAGCGCTCGACCTGCTCACGGAGCCAGGGCAGCCGCTTGTAGGCCTCGCGGGCGTTCTCCGGCGTGCAGTCCTTGGCCTCGCCGTCGAGCGTGATGCCGCTCCAGGTGATCGTGCAGGCCACGAGACGCTCGATCGCGTCGGTCTCCAGCCCCTCGGAGGTCAGCGGGATGCGCCGGCCCGCCGCCTGGGAGGCGAGGCGCTTATTCGTGATGCGGCGCTCGGCCTTTCGGAAGCGCTCGCTGTCCTGGCCAGCCAGCGTGATGGTGAGGGCCGCGCCGCTGGTATCGGTCAGCGCGACGCCGGTGACGGGGTGCTGCACCTCCATCGCCGCGCCCTGCTCGGCGACGGACGTGGTTTCGAGGGTCGAGAGGTCCATGTCGAATTCCTGATCTTCGGGATCATCGGGATGCGGTGGTAGGGCGTGGCGCTCCCGATGAACGCCACGCCCCTCACGTGCTGGTCGCCAGATGGCGGCCGCGCGTGAACTGGATCAGGCGATCGTGCCGAGCTCCTCGAAGATCTCGGAATTGATGCCGATGTCGAAGGTCCGGCGCAGCACGTTGTCCGTGGTGCCGACGCTCTTCTTCTTGCCCATCACGAGGCCGGCGAAGTACTCGATGGTGTTGTCGTCACCCTCGATCGCCGCGTCCGGGGTCTCGATGCGGAAGGCGTAGTTCGATGACGACCCCTCGGCCGCGATCATGGCGGCCTGACCGGGATCGGCCTGGACCAGACCCACCTTCAGCGACAGCGTGCCGGCGTCACGGACGCCCTTCGCCTTCTCCTTCCGGCCGCGGCCGACCTCGGAGAACTCGACGGAGCCCGACGAATCGCCGTACTCGCCGAAGTCCTCGACCTTCTTGACCTGCACCCAGCTGGTGAGCGCCTTCAGACTGGCGAGGGTCACGGTGTCGGGATCGACCGCCGGGCCGATCCAGATGCGCGTACCCGAGGCGGTTTTGATCGCCATGACAGGTGTCCTTTTCGATTGTCACGGCTGCCCATGCCGCAGAGTTATTCGGCTAGACGCACGCTGGGCTGCGCGGCCATCTGGTCCTTCGTTAATCCTCGTCGGGATCGTCGAAGTGATAGAGGTACGGAACGATCACGGACGTCCGGAAATAATTGCCGTCGTCATTGTCGTCGTTCATGAGCGGGGAGGTCGGCGTCAGGAACTCGACGCCGTTCTTCTTCAGCGACCGAAACAGCTTGGCGATCTCCTCGCCGCGGCCAAGCGGCCAGTCTGTGCCAGCCCCGCGCTCGGCGAGGATCACCACCCGAACCGCGCCTTCCTCGACGTAGGTTCGACTGAAGGTCGTGCGGCTCTCGTTCGAGACCGGGAACTGCACCGCGAGGTACGGCGAGGCGTCCTGCGGAGGCTCCTCCGGCCCGTTCGGGAAGACGATGACCGGCTTGCCGCCGGACGCAGGAGACCAGCCGGCGAGCACCTGTCTCACCGTCTCGACGACGTGCTGCTTGGCCACGGGACCTCAGCGTAAGGTGACGGTGATGATCGGGACGCGCGTCGAGCGCTCCAGCTTCATGCCGG